GGCGATTGACCTCTACAAAGCTGATATGGGTATTAGCAAAAAGAAACCCAAGTCAGACAAAGATGCAGCCAAGTCTGTATCCACAAAAAATAGTCGCAGTAAACCGCAAGAAAATGAAGCCTCGTCGTACCTAAAAGAGTCGGAAGTACAGAAGATGTCACCACAAGAGTATGAATCGAGGTCTGACGAAATCATGGAAGCTATCCGTTCTGGAAAGTTTGTCTATGATGTGTCGGGTAATGCCCGATAAAAAAGTGTTGACAAATAGTTATTTGTAAGTATAACTATACACAACAAAGGTGTAAGTGGGTTCGCTACCTGCTTGCACCAAAACCGCAAACAATACCGTCTTACGGATCACCTGACGAGCATGGCCCGTTGAATATTCGGTCGGCCAACTGAATAGGATACGCACCCAAGTGAATCAGCCTCTGATTAGTCTGTTAGTTTGCATCTGTTAAAATGCCTAAATAGGAGATAACATCATGGCTTTTACTACCGCAGCCGGGTATGGTAATCTTCCTAACGGTAATTTTTCGCCCGTCATTTACAGCAAACAGG